CCATCCGTGGCATTCGACGCAAGGTAGAACAGCGCAAGCAGCGCCATGTTCCCTACACCGAAGATAAATTCATTGTTCACTGCCAGCGCCACAGCGGCCCCTATGAACTGGAAGCTGACGGCATGGACCGTTGCGTCCAGTGCAGGGCGGAAAAGCTAGAAGCGGAGCGTCTCAAGTCTGACCGGGCAGCACAGATTGCGCGCCAGCTTGAGGCCATGCGGGCCAAGATCGACCGCGACCGCAAGCGCCGGGAGGAACTGACCGAAGAGGCCCGCAAGCATGAACTTGCCGTTGCCAATGAAGTCTTGGCCCATGCTGGCAAGCCGGTGCTGTTTCAGGACTTGCTGGTTGCCGTTGCCGCCGCGTTTGAAATGACGCCGGAGGATATAACCGGAAAGAACCGCCAGCGGGTTTATGTAGATGCTCGGACGGCCCTTGCGCAAATCCTCAAACTGCGCGGCAGCAGCTTCCCCATGATCGGCAGGCGGCTTGGCAGCAAGGACCACAGCAGCATTATCAATCTGCTGAAGATTTATGACCAGCGCGCCAAGCGCAACCCGCTGATCGCCCTTGTAGTGGATCGCCTTGCGTGAAGCGTTTCTTCGCCCGCAAGACCGCCTGCAACAGCGGCCACACCCATGCCAGCGCGGCAGAGGCCAAGCGGTGCAACGACCTGCATCTATTGCAGGCAGCGGGCCAGATTGTCGGCCTGCGCCACGAACCGCGCTTTACCTTCGCCATTGATGGCCGGGAAGTGAAGATGCGCAACGGCCAGGTCATGCGCTATACGGGCGACTTCACCTACATCGAGAACAACCGCCAAGTGGTCGAAGAGGTCAAGGCCAAGAACGGCTTTATGACCCGCGATGTGCCGGTGAAGCTGGCCCTGATGGCGGCGATCTATCCTGACATTGAAGTGAGGGTGGTAACGTGAGCCTGTCACCCGCCATCATTGACGCGATGCTTGCCGCTGGCTGCACCGCAGAACAGCTTGCCGCTGTCATTAAGGCCGATCTGGCTGACCGCGAGGGCAGGGTGGCGGAAAAGCGCCAGAAGGATGCGGAACGGCAGCGCCGTCACCGGGAGCGTAACGCTGTGTCACGCGATGTCACAGTGACAGACAGTGACAGCGTGACAGACCCCTCCCTTTCCCCCGCCCCCTTTCTTTCCCCCCAGACCCCCCAAACAAACCCCCACCCCCATACCCACCCGGATAAACAATCCCGCGCACGTAAGGGGACCGAATTTCCGATGCTGGATTGCACGGATGCCGAGACCTGGGCCGACTTCCTGCGAAACCGGAAAACCAAGCGTTTGCCCAACACCGCCAGCGCCCACCGCAAGCTGGAAACCGATCTAGCCGCGATGGTTGCCCGGACAGGCTGGCCACCCGGCAAGCTTTTCGCGGCCTGCGTTGAGCGGGGCTGGGGTGCAATTTACGATCCAAGGGACAAGAATGATGGAATATCAGCAAATCGGGCAAATTCAGGTCAACGCGCAGCCAAGTCCGGCGTTGCCGCAGCTCTCGACCGACGACTTGGACTTGACGGCCCTTCCGCAGCGTTTGGACGATCAGACGTTGGCGCAGGTGCAGGCGATAGCTTACTCGCCATTACCGGCCCCGAAACCCTGCGATGAGCGCCACCTCAACAAGTGCCTGCGCATCATGCTTTCCGTGCTGCCCCGCCAAATGTCTGACGAGCTTTCTGGCGAACTTTTTGTTGCCGCCTACCAGCGCAAGCTAGGCGAGTTTTCGGACGAAGCGATCAGCTACATGACCGACAAGGCAATTGCTAGCTGCCATTGGTTTCCGACGATTGCCGCATGTATCGAACTAGCTGCCGAAGCGCCACGCAATGATGAGGCTGTTCGACGCAAAGCAATGGCGCGCCAGATTGTGAGCGCTGAACTGGCCCACCGCACAGCATGGGACGACAGGCCCAAGCAGCACGAGCCGAAGCTGTCGCAGGGCGAGATTGACCGCATGACTCCGGAAATGATCGAGCTTGGCTTATCGTGCGGCATTTTGATCCGAACCGATGACGGCAAGGTGATCGAGCGGCTTGAGCACTGACCTTCCCCCTGGTTTCCGCCCTGTATCCGGCAAGCGCCGTCCACCGCAGTCTGACAAGGAATACACCGTCATGTTTCGCAATGGGTTTGTTGACTGGAAAAACGCTTACCGGGCTGACCAGCTTGTTTGGGTCCATGACGGTTCGAGCTGGGACGTGGTGGCGGTTCTAGATCAGGACGCCAAGCCCGCCGCAGAACAGCCCGCGCGGCCTGCAAACGGGTCTTACGCATGACTGACCTAGTTATGACGGGCGCTTCAGCGGAAGAATTGTGGCCGCTTGTGCGCGACTATCATTATTCGCGGCGCATGGCGGGCTTGATCCGTCACGCATTCGCTTGGCGTGAACCGGGCGGGCTATTTGGCGAAACCGGCGAACCGCTTGCGGGCGTCATCTTTTCACAGCCGGTCAATCGCAACTTCCCGGAACAAGCGGCAGAATTGTCTAGGTTGGTGCGCCGCGAGGATTTTAACGGAAAGCTTTCCGAATTGGTTGCGTGGTCGCTACGCTGGCTTCGTGCCAACACTACAACGCCGTTTGTCTTGTCATATGCTGACAGCACCCAAGGCCATCACGGCGGCATCTATCAGGCTTGCGGCTTCGTTTACATCGGCGCGACACAGCCGGGCCATATTGGTTTTAACTGCCCGGATGGGACGTTCGTTCATGGCCGGAATTGCAACGCACGCTTTGGCACTCGATCAGTCGAAGCAATTGCCAAGCTAAAGCCTGATTGGTCGCCTGTTTATGGCGAACCGAAGCACCTTTACATTTTCCCGCTTCGCCAAAAGTGGCCGACCATTGCGCGCCGCCACGGTTGGGAAGCCAAACCATATCCGAAACCAGCTTATGCGGCCCGTCTATTGGACGAACAAGGTTCCCCCTTGTCCGAGCCAGGCGCGAACCCTGGGGGCCGCTCCACCTATTCTAACGCCGCCTAGGGAGACTGACATGGGTAAAGCAACCAAGCGCAAGACACCGCCTGTCATTCAACCCCTGGACGGCAAGGAGGTGCAACATGGGTAAGCGTAGAGGACGCCCCAGCAAGTCTGGACGCCGCACCGCATCGGGCCGCTTGGTCCGCGCCGAGACGCCGGAGAGCGCAAAGCCTAGCGAATGGGTCAAGGCCCGCTTTGAACGCTTTGGAAGCCATTACTGCTGGGCGCTGGGCAGGGCTTACGCATCGGGCCTGTTAGGCGAGGGCAACGAAGCCAAAGACCGGCTAGACAGCGCGGGCAAGTTCGTAACGCTTTACCAGCGGTATTATGGCGGCTCGGCCTATTCTTGCCCGCTAGATCAGACGCCGCGTTCCAGCTACGTTTCAGATTATGATCCAGAGCGCCAAGAGCCTGAACGCGAGTGGATTAGGGCCGCTCTTAGGGCGGTCGAAGCAAGTGGCGGGATGCCGTTCTTTGAGCAGCTAATTACGCGCCTGCACATTGACGCTGGCCCAGCTTGGCTTGACCGCCTGCTTGATGGGCCGCGCCACTCTGCGGATAAGATGGTGCTGGATGCCGCGCTAAAGGCGCTTGATGCAATTCCGGGCAGCGCAAAAACGCAACGCCGCGCTGCATAGCCTTGCGAACAAAGCGTGAATCAGCTATAAAAGTCGGGCCGCAACGGTGCTAGCAACACCGCGCGGCCCTGACCACAACGTGAGGTGACACGCATGGCTTACATTGACGATAGCATAGAATTTGGCGGCGCGCCAATCGCCCGCACCACGGAACTTTATCAGGTAAACGGGGCCGAGTGCCTGGTTGACGCTATCCGCTTCGATAGGCAGGCGGTGACAGACGAGCAGATGGTTGAGGCTTGCGGCCACAATCTCGCCAACCGCAAAGCATCGCAGTTTGCCGAATTTGCCAAGGGCCAGATCAGGAACGCTGACCATGCGGTGTATGTTGCCGCGCTCAAGTCGGGACGGGCCTGCAAGATCGGCGTAACCAATAATCCGCTGCAACGCTTGCTAGGGCTGCAAAACGGTTGCCATGAACGCATATCGCTTACGCATCTGTTTTGGATGCCACGCGCGGCAGCGATAGGGATTGAAGGGCTGGCGCTGCGCACTGCAACCAGACTTGGCAAGCGCCTGCTGGGCGAGTGGGTTGAAATGTCGGCAGATCAAGCGGCGCTAGTGGTCGCTGTTGTTATCAATTCAAGCACTGTGGCGGCTTCGTGCAGCCAAATGTATCGGCGCAACTGCCAAGCGGCATTGATGGCTGGCGGCATAAACGACGATGAGGACACTTACAGCCACGACCCGTTTTGGAATCTCGTTAAAGCGGGGTATTGACAAGCGCGCTAAAATCTGTCATGGCGCACGTAATTGATAGTTAGACTTGCGCCCAGCGCATAGAGCCTCGGTTAACGCCGGGGCTTTTTGATTCCACGAATAAGCCCTTCCTTTGTCACAGCGATGGGCTTGGGGTCGGTCTTCGGATCGGCCCCGCTTATTTCCGGTCTGCACGTTTCCGGCCACGGTCCTGGATGCGACGGGCTTCTGCTGACAGCTTGCGCTTTTCGGCCTTGATCTCGGCAAGGCGGGCTTGCTCGTCAGGGGTGAGGTGGGGGAGCCAGTCGGTCACGGCTTAACCTTTACCGTGACCGTCCGAATCCGAAACGGCTTTGCCTGATAGTTGTTGCGCGACCGGAGAAACTCTTCCGGGCTAACGCGGCCTTCGCGAAGATCGGCAAGGGTGGGATAGCTGGTCATTAGTAAGCCTCCGCATAAGCAGCTTCGATAGCGCGATTACGTTCGATGTTGGCGTAAGCAAATTCAATCCACTGAACCTTGGTAACGGTGGGCAGAAGGCCTTCGTCAGTGCAGGCAACGGCCCAAGCGGCGTTTTCGTTGCCGGTGGCGGCCAGGATGTTCAGGGCTTCGATATACTTGGTCATTTGCTTGTCTCCGTCTTGATGTCCACCTTATAACGCGGAATGTCCGCACTGACAAGCGGAAAATGCACTTTCGCTAAATTATTTTTAGACCACGCTGCGCCCTCCCTCGCAGCCGGTCCCGTCCACACCCCACCCTTCGCAATGAGCAGGCGCTGGAACCGAAGCGCATACGGGCTGGCGCGCGTGTGGACGGGTTAATTTGGAAAGGACCGACCAAATGCCTGCTGGTCGCCCTTCGCTGTATGATCCCAAGTATTGCGATGACGTAATCAAGATGGGGAAAGAAGGCTTCTCTGTGGTCGAAATGGCCGCAACGATTGGCGTGCATCGGGAGACGTTGGAGCAGAACTGGCCCGCTGCGCACCCGGAATTTTCCGAAGCCTTTACACACGCATTGCAATGTTCCCAGGCCTGGTGGGAACGCGCTGGCCGCATTGGCATGATTGAGAACAACATAAGCGCGCCGATCTGGTCGCGCTCAATGGCCGCTCGTTTCCCGCGCGACTGGCGCGAAGTCAAGGGAACGGAACTGACCGGCAAGGACGGCGGGCCGATTCAGACCGACAACAAGACCACCGAAGTTAGGCGGACCATTGTCGATCCTAGACATCCCGACGCCGCGTAAGTTTGTCCCGCTATTAGGACCGGCTCGCTACAAAGGCGCACACGGCGGGAGAGGTAGCGGCAAGTCGCACTTCTTTGCCGAGCTATTAGTTGAGAAGGCAATCCTGCAACCGGGCCTTCGTGCTGCTTGCGTTCGTGAAGTCCAGAAGTCGCTAAAGAACAGCG